CATCTGTTTTCTTAGCGGCTTCTAAACGCCGTCTTTCAGACTCCTCTATATTTGACATCACTGCATTTGTTTCATCAATGATTGCCTGTGTTGATGCCTGACGTTCGGCATCAATCTTAGATGCAATCATTCGGCCACCCATGTAAGCCGCCAACGCGAGTGAGCCCATTGTAAGAAATGCTGCGCCAACAGACCTGATCGTTAAGGCATATTTCCCTAAGACAACATTGTTTCTTATAACAGCGCCAGTGTAAGCATCAGTCGTTGTTGTCGCTACAAAAAGACGCGAAGTCATCAAAGCCGTCGCCTTCGCAGACAACAGCGTTGAAAGTTCAAAACCAGCCCAAACAATAGATACTGCACCAAACGCAACAGTTGCAACCGCCAACGCTGCCGCTAGTCCAGTCACAGCGTACGCCGCAGCCGTCGCAACACCAGGTAGAGCAAGCGCGCTGCCCAACCACAAACTAAACGTGCCAACTGTTGACATCAATGTAATCTTGAACTCATTGATAGCTTTCGTAACACGCTCAGCGTCCGTAGCCATCTGTTCTGTAAACAATCTTCCAAGCTCACCAGCCGATGTCTTCTGAATCTGTTCTAAAGCGTCATTGAATTTTTTTCCGCCATCAGTTGCCAAACCCATCACTTCACGTAAGGCACGAACATTCACGAAGAGCTTACCTAACGATCTGTCAGACCCGTCAGTTGTCTCAATCAACTTCTGGAGTGCGCCCATGTATCCATACGTCTTGAAAGCCAACTCAGCAGTTGGTGTGCCAATTTCCTCCATCGCTTTTTTCATTGCAACAGACGGTTTAATCAACGCACTAAATGAAGCCGCAATCTGTGTGGATGCCTCATGCGCGCGGACACCCTTTTGCGTCAGTGCAGCAAAGGCTGCCTGAGCCTCATCAAGAGACACACCTACAGCAGCCGCCATCGGCGCGACTCTACCGAACGTAGAAATGAAATCTGGCGCAGTGATATTACCAATGTCAATTGTACGAAAAAACTTCGCTGCAATTAACTCTGTGTCACTAGCTTCTTTTCCAAAAGCGTGCATAGTGCTTGTCAACAACTGCACAGAATCAGCAGCACTTGAACTTGTCAATTTAGCAAATTCAAGTGAAGTCCGCAAGACTTCAGTTTGTTCAGCAGCACCTTTGATCTGTTGAGATATGACATCGTACAAACCAGCCGATACATCCTGTATAGGCGTATTTGTTGCAATAGCCAACTCTCTAATCGCAGCACCCAGTTGTTGTACAGACTGCGTTTGCTCAATCGTTCTAATAAGATTCAACGATTTTGCAAATTCGATGTTGCTACGTGTAGCATCTGTGATAACATCACGTAACATACTCATCGCACGAACAATAGCCTGTGTCGTCACGACACGAGCCATTGTTTTCCAACTCAACGTGAAATTGTCAACCATATTGTGTGCATGAGCCATTGCGGCAGGATCAACTGGCGACTTAGCAGGAACTTTAGTGTTATACACACCAATCGAGCCGCCTAGTTTGACCATGCTGTTACCGACACTTTGCAGTGCAGCATCCAATTTAGCCAACGCAGCTAGCGCAGGGGCAACATCAAAGCCTAATGATTGAATAATTTCATCAGCCATGATAACACCTATCTAATTGGACGAGCCTTGACGTAAGGCTTCAAAGACGGTAAACGCACTGTTCTGGCGTGTTGCAAAAAGGCACGCACACCTTTGATTTGAAAGTTATACGGGCCTGGTTTTCGCAATTTACCAAACAAGGTTGGATCTGGATTTTCATTTGCATTATTGTATTCATTCCACACAAGCCACGGAAGCGTCGTCGCATACATGAACTTATATTGACCTGTTCCAATGTTATGGTCAAACTCACCTCGACTCGCAATCACACCAGTGTTAATACGCGAAGAAACAATTGGATCAACAACAACAGGAGCACCAATCGTATTCGCAAGCTTCATAAATGTAGCACGAGACGCACCACTCCAAGTTGGAATCTCATCAAGCACTTCTGACAACCAAAGTACAACACCTTGTGCAAGTTGTTCAGTCAGATACTTGTCAAGTGTTTGTTTATACCCTGTGAAATCAAATCTAGGAGTACGTAATGAATAAGTACACTTCATACACGCCTCCAATGGGTCAGGTAAGCTCACTATCTACACCGTGACGTAGACGCCTTCTGGGGCTTCCCTGCCCCAAGCATTTGAGCATCCCGCTCGCTCTCATCATAACTCCTCGTTTGGTCATACGCCACAATCAACGCCCGAGTCTCAAGTCCACAATCATCCCACGATGCTTTGACTCCTGGCGGTCTGATTCCTAGCCGTTCACAGGCACGCCAGATGGCGTAGTTTCCTGTTCGGAAACTTGGCCAGAGGATTGTAGAAGTGTTACTTCCTGACCAGCAAGAAAAGACTCACGCGCCTTATTCAACTTCTCTTCGTCCAAGGCATTGGCTTCAAGCACCAAAGCGGCAACACGATTGCACTCAACTTGTGTTAAACCAGCCTCTTTCAAATCACGTTCCCAATTCGTCCAAGTACGTGGATCACCCATTTGCACCGTATCCCATTCGATATTACTCGGTGCCAACGACCGAAGGAGCATATAAGCAAAACGCCTTTTGCCCCACTCTGTCATCACTTGCTGATACGTCGGATCATTTGTATTCGCCACAAATCCGTCACGTGTCGTCTTTCCAGGCGGCTTAGGTTGCGGGCAAATTGCAATAAAATCATCATCGTCCCGCAGTCCAGTCGCACGAAAAACAATCTCTGACTTCCCACGTGGAAGAACAAGAATAGCTTCGTTGCACATCGCTTTGGGATCAACGCCACAAATCTTCATTTTCATTCCCTCGCAAAGTTAAGTAAAACAGCGCCAGCACCAGTGCTGGCGCTGTTATAAAGATAGTCATTTAGACTATCCCAACCGACCCGTAGGCCGGGGAGTCGTTACGATCTAACAACAACAGGCTGTGAAGCCAAACACTTACCGCTAACAGAAAGTGTCGCATCCTTAAAATTGATCTCCCGCGATTCCGAACGGAAATCAGGGAAGGTCGTGGTCTCAACTTGCGGCGTTCCACACGGTGGTGTGTGTACGACGACAATGTCAATACTAAAAGGTTCACACGGATCAGATGTTGTACTGACCCACGCCGACGCCCCACCGATTCCTTTCAAAGCATCCATTGGACTAACAGCTTCCGACGTGCCTTGCGTAATGTGCTCAAAAATAGCGTCAAGTTTCACATCCATCGGAACTTGATTACCTTCCTTGACAGTATCAAGATCACCGCGATCAAGTAAGTATTCATACTCACTGTGTTCAGTGTAGGTAAGATTACCGTCACCAATCTTGATTTCAAGATTTTGTGGTAAGAATGTAATCACATCGTCATTACTAGGCAAATCTGCCGTCACCATCGCCGGTGTGAAACCAAGTCGCCAAGTCACTGCTCCAGCATGAGTTGTCGCCACAACAGCAGTTCCGGCTCCACCAGTCAGTCCAGTCGCGTCAGTTGTCATCTCAGCTTGATTTGCATCAGCCAAGTCGCCAATAAACTCCACTGTATAAGGACCACCGGCTGAACCAGTAACACTCACATTGTCAGCGCCAATTGTTGACAGTAGCTCTAAAGCAGTGTCAACAGCAGCCGCAGTTGCATCGAAAGCGATTTCTCCGGTTGTCTGTCCACCAAAGATTAAGTGGAAGTGTCCACCGGCCGCATCAATAGTAACAGTCTGAACCTCATTACTGTTAGCAGAAGTAACAGTCCACGTTGTGGTGTGTCCAGCCACAGTGAAGCGAGCACCCACAGGTACAATACTCGTGAGATTCGTCAAATCGGCAACCGTATCAATATCAACAACAACGTCAAGATTGACTGGTGTGTCATTGATTTTTGCTGTTCCAGCAAAGCCGTCTTGAAGAATCACATCGCAATCACGTAGTTCTATGCGTGCCATGCGTCATTCCTTTAGCTACGAACCACAGTCGGTGCAAGAGCCATGCACTTACCAGAAACGGAAAGTGTTGCGTCTTTGTAATTGATTTCCCGCGATTCCGAACGAAAATCGGGGAAGGTCACAGTCTCATCCTGTATAGAACCACACGGAGGCGTATGCACAACAATAACGTCAATCGCATACGGTTCACACGTATCAGTCGCTGATGTGACCCACTCAGCAGCACCACCGATTCCTTTCAAAGCATCCATCGGGCTGATAGCTTCACTCGTGCCTTGTGTAATGTGCTCAAAAACAAGATCAAGTTTCACATCCATCGGAACTTGATTGCCCTCACGCACAGTGTCAAGATCACCCCGATCAAGCAGGTAATCATACTCATTGTGCTCAGTGTAAGTAACGTTGCCATCACCGACCTTGATCGTAAGATTCTGAGCGTAAAAAGTCAACACATCGTTGCCGGGATAAGTTCCAGCACCGATAGCAGGTGTGAAGGTAATGTTTGTTGTCGGACTCGTGCTTGTAGGTACTCGCGCAGACACAGTATGAAAAGCATCCGCCGTCTCACCAGCAATCTTAAACCTTGCACCAAGCGGTACAAGATCGGTGTCGGCCGTATTCAATACAAGTGTATCGACGTTGAATTCTGTGTCATTTTGCAACACAGTTTCATTCGACAACCCGGAACCCGAAAGCCCGTCTTGCAGAATGACATCACAATCTCTCAGTTCAATTCTAGCCATTGATATGGTCCTTTCTGTTAAGTGGAAATATCCATCATGTAGTGAGCATCTACCATCGACTGCTTCAGTTTTGTTGTTGCATCAATCTGTCCAAAATGCAACACACGAATGGTATTATTACGTCCATTTGAAGGCGTCAAACAACCAAGCAGACTTTGATCGTCGTCAACACCTGTACCGTATTTGTACACGGCTATAGCACCGTCCATTGCTTCATGAAACGCGCCAATCTTATCAAGAATGGCGTATTGATTCTTTGTTTCACCGTAGTGACTCGTGAACAATATGTTAACTATCACTTCAATGTGAAAGTAACCTCGACTAAGCTCACGTGTGAAAGGGCCTGTGATACGAATTTCACACCGATCATCTGCTTCCATGAAGGTTGTTGTACGCTCATCCAACCCTTCAACTAAAGCTACCAAATTTTCAGTTGTTGCAACGTCCTTGAGATAATAAGCTAACGAGGAAAAAATCCAACGAGCCCAATTTGAATTTGCAGCAGGCATTATAAAACTCCCCCGGCACCGCCGTTAAGCGTTACATTATCTGTCACTGTGCCGCTAATACCACCGCCGCCCGAAGGTTCACCAGGCAACTCCTTGCCTTTAATCACGTAGGCTGCATCGAACTCATACTCTTCAATGTTTTCTATGGCATACTTCCTGTTATCAAATGTAATCCAATCACTAAGTTGCAAAACCAATGTAGGGCAATCACGGCGTTCAACAATAAACAAACGCTTCCCTGCTTCAAAATTGCCTCCTGTTACAGTTTGCTTATTGGCTGAAATCAATGAAATTGATTGCTTTACTTCACGGCTAATCGTCACAGGCAGTATTACTGCACGAACAATGCGTGTCGATGTCTTTATTCGTGTGACGCTGCCAGTCTTAGCATTTGTTGTGACAGTACCATTCTGATAGATGGTAATCGTACCACCATACTGCCGCTTCAGCGCGTACAGTACGTGTCGCACGTGCTGATTCAGACTGTAGTTGGCAGGATAAGTCATGTTAATCCCTTGTATGGCGACACTGACACTTCGATTGAATTTCCATTGTCTTTTCAAGTCGCTCCATCATCATCGTATTCTGTGCAATCACGTCCGCACATCGCTCTACAAGCGGCATCAAAACACCGCGCTGTCCATCTTCAAGATGTTCTATACGCTTATTTAAGCGACATTCCCGAACCCATCCCTGCCACGTAACAAATGCAACAACAAGAATCAAAGGACCGTATTGCTTTACCAACTGTACAAGATCGGCAAAAGTGCTGCTGTCCATTATCGCCTCCGTTCGTGTTGAAAAATAGGTAGAACACCCGCCCGGCTTATGACCGGGCGGGTGTCTTTAATCACTCACTACAAACAGACACGCTTTAGCCAAGCAACGGCACAAGCAGTCCACTGTCCAACACAGCCACACCAGCCAGAATGTCGCAATTGACAATCGTGCCACCAGCGTTGATGTCGTACTGCATCAGCACGCGCATCCCGATGTTGTTGTAAGGAACAACAGCAGCCAGAACGCCAGCTTGCTGATTCGGCGTAGCCAGAGGCCGCGTAATCAAAGCAAGCGCATCCCTATGGAACGCCAGATTTAGCGCGCCATAAGGGCCAGGATACGCACTGTGCGAGGCATCCACAGCCGCCGCCAGAGGACGATCCAGGTAAACTGTGCATGTCGAGCCAGCATCTTCCGACTCGATCACAGTGTAGGTATGCCGCGTGCCAGCAGTTGCACCGAAAGCAAGCAACTGACCAACCTGCGGAGCCTTACCAGTGGTATAGGCATCCAAAACAATGCCCTTGCTGTAGCCAATAGCATAAGACGCAGCCAGCCCACACGCCTTGTAGCGTGTAACCACAGCGTTGTCAAGCGTAGCATACTTGAGAGCCTCGTTAAGGGTAATCGACGTACTGTCAATATGCGTCAGGCACCATGTCGGCTGATCGTTACCAGCCACAATCATGAACTCACCGTTCTCAGCATCAGTGCTGATACTGGCACATTCCAGGGCACCAGCGTATGCCGCATCGTGCGGTTCCGTGACAGTGTACGGACCAGCCGCAACATCAGCACCAGACACAACATAGTTGACATTCTGGCACATATACGTGTCGAAGCCAAGGATACGACCAAGAATAGCGTTTTCCAACGCGCTTCCGCCGTCGCCACGCTCATTGGCCTTGAGGAAGAGGTCAGTCTTCAGCATGGCTGTCTCACTTGTGGGAGACATCACAAGACGGCGACCATCGACGGGGGCCTTGTTAACATTCAGTCGCTCACGCGCCTCAAGGACGTAATCCCTGGCGTTGGCACTTGTCAAACCATTCAACTTACCAACACGAGCGGCAGGCGCACCGAAAAACGCATGAACACGACCAAGCAACGCACGATCAATACCGCGCGCGATCGTTTGCATGGCGGGACGAAGATAAATATCAGTCAGTTCCTGGAACGACTTGCTACCTTCTCCGTCACGAATGACAAACGACGAATAGAACCACTGATCCAACGGCACAGGCACGTTGGTAGCAGTAGCATCTTGCTGTGTTAGACTGGTACCGTCTGTCTTGCGACGAATCTTGAATTCACCAGGCTTGCGAGTATTGACGACATCGCCGAACTTGGCAACTTCGCTCTCAAAATCACGGTGAACAAGATTCGCCATGACCATATTCTCTTCGAGAATGGCCAGACCTTCCTGAGCCCAAAGCTCCGGAATATAGGCGTCCAGGTTGTTTTCAAAACAGGCCACAAAAGGCCGAGAAAGATACAAAGACTTCATGTTAATTCTCCATAAGAATGTTTAACTTTCCCGCAAAACACTTGCGAGATTTGTGAACACTCCCCTGTTAAGCATTTAGCGGCGCTTAGGAGCCAGACCGAGCAACTCAGGGTTCTTTGCTCTAATCTCTCGATATTGTGTGGGCGTCAACTTCCGCACATCAATCTTACCGCTTCCTGGTATAAAGCCACCAGTAGCTGATCCTTGACCGATACCTGAAACAACATTAGGCCGGAAAAGATTGCCCCACTCATCAGTCAATTCTTTCATCCGTTTGACAGCCTCATCAGGCGTGCGAGAACACTTCACCATCTCGCCGGTCGTCGCGTCCTTATCCATCATCTTCACCATTGGCGTATACTTGCCAGTGGGTTTACCTGTTGTTGGGTCCACATCAGGAACCAACTCTGTCTGACCCCGCAACTGTGTGACCATTTGCGACGGATTGTACGCTTCGTGCTTTACGGCAGCGTCAGTCAACGCACGCTCAATAGTCGATTCTCGGAACAAAGTCTCAAAGAACGATGCCTTCTTCTCAACCTCAGCAAGCTGTTGCTGGTAAGAAGACTCCAATTGCTTCTTCTCAGCAGCTAGTTGCTGTTCCTTTGTACGCAACTGTCCTTGCACAGTTTCCAAATTTTCCTGCAACGCTTTGCGGTCTTGTTCAGTGAGTGTCTTGCTTTCCAAAGCCTTCTGCAATTTTGATTCAACTTCCTGCAACTTCACTTGATTCTTTCGTCTTTCTTCAGCCATGAAGCGATTCACCTCTTCTTGCGTGAACGACGACTTATTGGGATCAGCGGCAGCGGCAGCGGCAGCGGCAGCGGCAGCAGCGGCAGCAGCGGCAGCAGCAGCGGCAGCAGCGTCTTCACCCTCAAAACAAGAAAACCACGGACGAGACATGTACAACAACATTTTGCGTTCCTTACACCCTCGAATAAACAAACAAGCTTATCGCATATCGAGTATCTGCGGCCTGTGCCCGGCGAAAGCCGGTTAAATTATAGATTATCAGGGTCTTCGTTTGTTGACCCACTTTTGTTGATTTGAACATGGAAATCCAGTGATAAAGCATAAGCTTTACCAGTGAAAGTATCCTCACTATCTGTTGAATTTCTAAATAATCGGCATAGAAGAACTGTTGATCCGCGCAAACCGACGCCAGAAATTTCAGGAAAATGAGCCTTTTGTTGTTCGTAACTTACGTTAGAAGCAGTTTGAACAATTGTTATTGTCTGTGTTACTGGGAATACGTTGTTATCAGCTTCTACATTAGCCCACGTATATTCCAATCCCCATTTAACGTCACCAGTGCCACCAGTTGGTTGATACGGACCAAAGACAAACTGAGTAATGGTTCCAACCGTTGGATAATAAATACCTGTATCAAGCGTTCCAGTATTATTCGTTGTCGCTGATGTTAAAGCGCCGTGGCCACCGAGTGCGCGCCAATCACCAGACGCAAAAATATACTTTTCGAGACTATCACGGTAGATCAAAGTGTAATTTTTGCTCGCTGAATAATAACAGGCGTATGTATTTCCATTAGTTGCCACACCCGCCGTCGTCTCTAAAGCCACGTTAAGAAATACGTTAACATTATGTCGTTCATACGCACCAGCATAAGGGACTGTATTACCTGTAGCCGCTTGAATTTGTATGAGTCCGTGCGAGTCAGTACTACCAGCAATACCACGTGTCCAATGTATATGAGGATGTAAATTAGTTCCGTGTGTATACCCGTGCGGTAACTGCACATCAAAGAAAACTTGTTCATCAACTGATCCAGCACCGGAAAAAGCATAACACTGTACGTTGCCAATGAGTGCTTCACGTGTAGGGCTAACTCCGACTCCCGCACCTGCTGTTGTCAACGACACACGAACATCATCCCACAATAAATTACCGTCAGTGGCAATATCAAGTGGTAAAGTATAAGTTGGTCCTGTTGGTCCTGTTGGTCCTGTTGGTCCTGTTGGTCCTGTTGGTCCTG